ATGAATTTTTCCCAGTCGAAATAGGTAGAGGTAGGGTCCCCGGCTTCCGCCCTTTCCTCGTTGTACGCGTTCCAGATATTGCGTTGCGAGCAATAGAAATGATGAACGCGAACTTGCAGGTTTGCGAATATCGGAGCGATCATCGGGGCCATACGTGCGAGCACTGCGGAAGATCCGCGTATCGTGTCGTTTGGTAGTACTTCAGTCAGGTATATCGGTTGGGTGTATCCGATCCTGGCTGTTGATTGCGTTGGTGCCCCGATGTTGTAGGTTTGTCTTTTCACTGGAAGAAACTCCGATTTTACAGTCGATATCCAGCGCGCGAATGGCGACGCAGGATGGGATGCTTGCGAGGATGCATAGCGCGGTTAGTTTTGCGAGACTTACGTCTGCGCGAGCGGGATCTGCCATATTTGCGTCTCATATTTACCTCGAATGGTGTGGGACGGAAGACTTATTCGATCTAGGGGTTGCCTGGGCTCGTGGCAACCGTGGATCGAGTTGTCGGAAGAATTTTTCAATCGAGAATTTGCTAATCTCGTTGCCAATATGTTTTTTGATCCAGGCATTAATAATCGGTTTGTTGTGCGGATGGTTATAAACCATCAGCATCATAGGTATGGAGTCGAACACTTCGCCGACGTCGTCGCCGAGCATGTAAATCGGGGTGTTCGGTTGATCGGGAATCATGTAGATTTTTCCCCAGGCGGCTGTTTCGTTGAGATTTTTGGTGCGGTCGCCCTTTGCGTGGGCGTCGACTTCTCCTGGTTTAAGTTCTTGTCCTGGTCCGAGGTCTTCCATCCAGACGGGGCTGGCGATGACACCGGAACCAGGAGGTGACCCAGGTTGTGATGCCCTGACGGCATCTGATAGTTTTACCTGGGTATCTGCGTTTAGGTTGTCGATTTGGGCTTTCATCATTGCGCCCTGCATGGCGGCCATGCCGCCTTTGACTGCCATGCCGAAGGCATTGTCGTCTTTTTTGATTGATCCGAGGTTAGATTGACCTGGAATTACGGCGGGTGCTCCTGGTGTCGGGACACCGCCGATTACTGCGTATTTGTTGATGCCGGCGCGTTTGGCCGAGTCGGCCATTATGCCGAATTGATCGGCCATTAGTTCGCGAGTGTATCGGTCCTGTTCGGAACGGGCCAGGGCGGCTTGCTCGGCGTTCCATTTACGATCATCGCGTGCGTTACGTAGTTGGCGCCGGTTAGAACGGGAGTTCATCCATCCCTGGATGAGCCCCGATGCTGCTCCGATACCTGCTGCTGCTACTAGTGGTCCTGGCATGGTATCGGATTGTAGTACTTTTTGCTTTACCTGGTCAATCCGGGGGTATTGCTATTTAGCACTTTTTGTCGTGATCCTTCCTGGGCTTGTAGTTGGTGGCGCCATTAATGCCACCATTGCCTGAGTTCAGTATTGCAGCACGACGAGTAGCCCTGCGATGACATACATCAGGGCGAGGGCTACTAATACGCGCCTGATGGTAGAACGACGGAATCGGACTTTTCGATTGTGGGCGGTGAAGCGTAGCCACGCTGACGACCGAAGGCGGACGGGATATATTCCGTCGAGCTTTCGGGCCTGAGATTGGAATACCGAATTGCATTTCATATTGTCTATATCCTGCTGTAAGTGCGGAGTTTTTTGTTGATGCGGAAATCCTTGGCGATTTTCGCCTCGGTGTCGGGGATCGTTGAGAGCCGTTGCGCGGCTTCCGTGTTTTGCGCGAGCGTTTTGGCATGCATCACCTGGAATTCGTTGTGTTTGAATCGATCATAGTCGATTTTTGCTACGGGTTCACCGTATAGCCTTAGTCTGTCAGCTTGTAGGAGAGGAACGCCCAGGCGTTCCCTTACCTTGTTGGCGAGGTATGCCCCGATCGGATAGCGATCGCCGCCGTGGCGGAATTCGGGCAATACATCAGAGTTATCCAGGAGGGCCTTGCTGCCCTCAGGGGTAAGGTGTTGATCTGCTAACCAGGGGACGGCATTAGAGCCGATCCCTGGTTTCATCGACATTTTTGCAAATTCGGGTGTTCGCCCGTCGAGTTTCTCGTCCAGGAGACGATCCGCTTTTTCTAGCGGGGTTTCGATATGGTGACGGGCTTCCTTGTCGAGTAGTTCGCGGTTTTTGCGGTTTTTGCGTTTGGTGCAAGCGAATTGGCGGGGCTTGAACATTTTTTTGACTGTGTAGCTGGCGACGTAGGCAGCGCGCTCAGCGTTCATTTCGCCCATGGATACCCAGCCCATGAGGGCGCGCCATTCGTTGTTGTACTTGAAAGTGTATTGATGCCGTGTTTCTTCGGGGGTCAGGGGGACTGACCATGCCTGTTTGACCCGCTCTTCCCATTGCGGGGTTGGCGGGATGCCGAATAGAACTGCATGGTAGTGAGGGCGCATTGTTGATTGTTCGCCGTACTCGCCACAAGCGAAGTAACGGAAAGCGCCGTTGTTTTTACGGAATCGATTAAGGAATCGATCCAGGTCCAGGTGTGACAGAGTGCCTTTTCCGTCTTCCTGGCTTCCGATCCAAGGCTGGAATCCTTCGGAATAGGTGAGGGTGATAAATGAGGAGGGGATACCGCCGAATATGTGCTCAAGCATGATTCGACCTGTCCAGGTACGGCGGCGGTTGATTAAGCACGGGGTACACCCGTTGCAGGGGTAGAAATTAACCCCATTTTTTATCGGATTGACGCAGTTCATAGTGCCTCGCTAGGCTCGGTTTTGAGTCCTCGACGGGTAGAAACCCCGTACGAGGTGTGAAGTAGTACAGTACACATCAAGTATGTACTGTACTTCGCGGAGGCTGTCAACTCTGAGTTGTAGTTACCCCCCGGGGGCGGGGGGTTTTTCGCTTCGCTCACATCACGCTGACGCGTGATTTTCGGCCTGGGAGGCCTCTTGGTTACCAGGACGAAGGATGTGGCCATCCTTATCCATTTCCAATTTTTTTGGTTCGGGTTCCGGACTCGGTTCGCCCTCACTTTGCGGGAGGGGCTCTAAAGGAACACGGTCCATTTCATAATCGGGCTGTTGTATTTCAGCCGCTCCGACCCAATCTGGTTCCAGGGACGGTGCGTCCCAGTCATCGAACTCGGAGAATGGTTCGATGATATCTGAGTTCACGTCGTCAACCAGGTGCGCGTCGAGCGCCTGGCGAACGTGAGAATTAATAATATCCTGGAGAGACGGAGGACGACCGTCACCCAGGTCTGTAAGACGTTCGCCTTTTGGCACCGTTTTGCGGACGTTTTCTTTGTTATCCCGTTGCTGTTTTCTGTTAACGGGCTTTTTTTTCGTTGTCATATCGTTCTACTCCTGGAGGATCGTTGAACGATCCTTTTTGCTTTGAAATTGTTCTGAACATTGAGCCACACTTGATCTGTATTGGTGAGATTGAACGCCCTTTCTACGGCGTCATCATCGATGTGTAAATAGCTATAGTTCAGATTTGGCAGGGCTGTAAAGTTCCTGGCCATGGTCCAGTAATCGAGGACGTCTTTAAAATCATTACCTATGATTCCTAATTGCTGGCGGTATTCCTCGTAACGGTCCTGCCAGCCCCAGGTTCCATCCTCCTTGATGTCCGGCCAGGTAGTTGTTGCTGCTACGTCGCCTTCGGCGAATACTTCGGCATTCATGATCGGTGCCATGCCGATATTGTTGAGTAGCGGATCGTAATAATCCAGGCGATCACTCTTTAACCAGAGTTTAGGAACGCCATTGTTGTAAGAGACCTTTGGACGGACTGAGAGTATTGTCATGATATAGCCATGCTCGTCGAACGTGGCCATGAATTCGTTCGACTTTGATGCAGAGATTCCATGTCCATAGAGATCGCCGACGCCATATTCGGTCGGCGAAGTTTGGTCAGTTTCTGGTGCGGTTTGGACCACTTCCGATATATTCATGGTGGCGTTACCGCCTCCCAGGTAAATCGGTTGTTCTGAATCCATGGGCATCTGCGAGTGCAGGTAATAACGCATATATTCAACATAGCGCTTGCCATATTTAGCCTGTAGTTCAGACCATTGATTAAGCGCTAAAGCGCGCCTGAATAGCTGAACGTCCATTTCGGGATAAATGCGGTTTGCATCTTCGTACAACAAACCGTTGGCATCCGTTGTAACTGCGCCTGCGTTGGCTGCTGCTCCATTTACTGAATTTCGCCATTGCGATTCAATCTGTCCGGTGGCGTTTTTCGTTCCCATTGGGATGGTAGTATTTTCCCCATCGTGGGTTGGCCAGGGCCTGGCCGTTGTGAAATAATCCTTTTCCCAGGATATGGGGTTTCGGAATTTGTAAGTAAGCCCGCCGATACCGGATGCGCCGACGTCTACCAAATCCTGGTCGGCATAAAAGTGATTCCAGATCATGTTGTGCATGATGACCGGTCCAGCGTTAACACTCATGTCGTTTCCGACGGCTGGCTTTTGCAGGCCGAGACAATCGTATATAGATTTCTCGTGATTGGCCTCAGTAAACGATAGCCCTGGGGGCGTGTCTGAGCCATAACGTTTAGGTTCGCCTGTGATGAATTTTTCCCAGTCGAAATAGGTAGAGGTAGGGTCCCCGGCTTCCGCCCTTTCCTCGTTGTACGCGTTCCAGATATTGCGT